GGAACTATTATCCTATACAACAGGGGAGTCATTGTCATTTATGGCTCCCTTTTTTTATGTCTTAACGAACTACTAATATTTATACACACAAAACAATATACAATGGCAAAGATTGAAATTAAAGATTTAAAAGGATTTGAAGACTATTACGCTGGTAGTGATGGTTTAATCTACACAACAAAGATATCTAATAGATACAATCCTAAAGGTGAATTAAAAATATTAAAACCACGCACACATCCATCAGGATATTATTACTATGGATTATTCGTAGGTAAAGGACCTAATAGACAAAGATTATGGAGGAGAGGTCATAGATTAGTAGCTGAGACATTCATAGGTAGAATTCCAAAAGGTAAAGTTATTAACCATAAAGATTTTGACAAACATAATAATCATCCATCTAATTTAGAAATAGTAACATCATCAGAGAATTCACTTCACTATCATCAAAACAAAAACAAATGTGTATAATTAAATTAGGAAACATAGTTGATGGATTAATAAATGTAATCACATTAGGATGGGGAAAGGATTTAGCAGGATGGGTTGCTAAAAGATTCTTTGGAAAGACAGACTGTGGTTGTGAAGCTCGCCGTATATATTTAAATGAGCTTTGTGGATGTAAAGAAGAAATAAAACTATTTTAATATGAGAATAGCATTATGTTTACATGGTTTATTTAATTCAGCTACTGATTCAACTTCATTGGGTTTAGATGGTTACAATTATATTAAGAAGCATATATTAGATAAAGGAGATGTAGATATATTTGTACACAGCTGGCAGCCTGAACTAACAAATGTAATAAATGATTTATACAACCCTAAATTAGCATTATACCAACCACAAAGGGATTTTACTCAACTGATTAACGAAAGGGGCTTAAACGAATTAGGAATGGCTAGTAGACCACCATTCTCCGTTCTATCACACTTCTATTCAATCCAACAGGCATTTCAGTTGTTGGACAGCAGTAATGAAAAGTATGATATAGTAATTAAAAGTAGATTTGATTTAGGTAGAATAAATAGAATAAGTGTGCAAGGTAATCCCACACCAGCACAATTTATAAACTTTCAAACGGATATCCAAAACGATAAGTTATATCAAGCAGATTGGTCATCATTTAATGAGGGACCTTCTGATGTATGGTTTTATGGTTCACAATCTATAATGAAACCATTCTCTACAATATACAATGAATTAGAACCTGAATTTATAATGGGAAGTGATTACTCTAAATTTGCTGAAAGCTTTAGAGGTGTTAAAGATGATATCAGTAATGCAGTTATCTTTTATAAATGGTGGATGATTAAGAATGACTTATGGGATAATACAATTAAATTAAAAACAATATGGGAATAGAAATGCAAATCCAAATTTTAGAAAAACAAAGATTGAATATAGTGGCTAAGCAAAATGATACACATTATACTTGGTCACGTAGTGAGAAGATGTATTTAATGAATCAATTAGTATTCATAGATTCATCATTAATGAAATTAAAAAAAGGACAACCTATATATGGAAAATAGATACCAACCTTTTACGGAAGAAGAATATAATGCAATCAAAGTAGATTTAGCTGATATCACACATACACTACCTACACACTTAGCAGGTATCTTTTGGACTAGGTGTAATGCAATAAGGGGAACAAATACTCCGCAGCCGTGCACGTGTTCTTCAGCAGCTAAGAATTGGGGAAATTGTGTTTCGGACTTGCAAGCATTTGTTAAACGAGTTGATGGACAAGCATAAAGAAAATAATAGAAGACTAGGTAATTTATATAAAGAATCACATAACTGGTTATCAGCTGCTGCATATAATATAACTAAGAACAAAGATACTTCAGAAGATTTGGTAGCAGATTTATATGTTTACTTAGGAGAGAAAGTAAATTCTAAACTATGGTGGGGAATGAATTCATTTAATGTAATGTATTGCTATAGCTTCATTAAGACCAGATTCCTAAACAAAGTAAAGAGAGATAAGAAGATACAATACCATTCGGACGTATATGATGATAGAGTAGATTCAGAATACGATGAGGAGTATGATGTAAAGTTAGAAGCAACATACAATGAAATAGTAGATGAGTTAAAGAAGATGGAATACACAAAGCAATGGGCTAGTAGTAAGTTAGCACAACTATATTGGTTTGATGCAGATATGACATTAGAGAAGTTAGCAGGAGAAATAAAGATATCAAAGAGTACAGCCTTCCTTAATTGCAAAAGAGTTAAGATGCACATTAAGAATACAATGGATAATCCCTTTAAGAGCAATTCTTAGGTGGTCTCTTGATACGATAACTACAAAGTTGAGGAATTATGTTATATATGTATATACCTTTAAATAACGAAGAATAACGATGGCAAAATTTGAACCAGGCAATAAGATTGCAAAGGGCAGACCGGTAGGAGCACTCAATCGTTCTACGGAGCAGATGAAACTAACCCTAGCTCGTGCTGCAAACAATACCCTAAACAACATAGCTGAGGATTTAGAGAAGATAAGAAAGAAGGACCCAGAGAAAGCAATTGAGCTATCCTTAAAGATGATGGAATATGTCATACCTAAATTGGGAAGGACTGAGATTAAAGCTGAGATAGAACAAAGGATACAACAAATAAATGTAAACATAACACAAAAGGTAGTAGATGAATCTGGAAATTAATACCACAGTAACTTATCAATATCAGGATGAAACACCAACAAGAGTTACACATCATATAGGTGGTACTCGTAGTGGTAAAACATATGCTTTACTTCAATGGTGTATAGTAAAGGCGCTGAGTAATAAAGAAACTATAACCATCGTCCGTAAAACAATTCCATCTCTCAAGCGAACTGTTATGAAAGACTTTAAAGATATCATGCAGAGCTTGGGTGTATGGAATGAGAATGATTTTAATATAAGTGATAGGATATACACATTCTATACTGAATCGGTAATACAATTCATTTCAACGGATGATGCAGATAAGCTAAGAGGATTAAAGAGTACTATACTATGGATAGAGGAAGCAAATGAGATAGATGAAGAATCATACTTCCAGCTACAAATTCGTACAACAGGTCCTATTATATTAAGTTATAACCCAACGATTAGCCCGATGCACTGGATTAGACAAATGCAGGATTGTACTCGTTACTTCACAACATATAAGAACAATCCTTATTTGGAAAGAACTGTTATTAAAGCAATTGAGGAATTACAGCATACTAATCTGAAAGCATGGAAGGTATATGGTTTGGGTGAATACACAGGTAATGAGAAGGCTGTGTTCCAATTCAATACAACTGAATGGTTGCCTGAAGAAGCAGTGTTCGTAGCCTTTGGATTAGATTTCGGATATAGCCAAGACCCTACTGCATTAGTTAGTGTATGGAAGTATGATGGAGATATACATTTGATTGAGCATTGTTATGAGAAAGGACTAGTGACATCGGATATAGATAAGATGCTTAAAGGAGTAGTAAAGGATAGAGAGGAGATATGGGCTGATAGTGCAGAACCAAGACTGATAGATGAACTATATCGTTTAGGATGGAATATAAAGCCGGTAATCAAAGGAAAGGATAGTATTAACTTTGGTATTCAGGTAATGCAGAACTATAAGATAAACATACCTAAGACATGTCAGAATCTAATTAATGAGTTCTATTCGTATGAGTGGAGTAGTGATAGGTTTGGTAAGCAATTGGATAAGCCTATTGATTTTAACAATCACTTAATAGATGCTGCCCGATATGCATGTATGATGAGATTGAGTAACAAAGCAACAGCTGCTGGAAAATATATAATAAAGGTAAGATAATATGGAACAAAAAGAAATAGTAGTAAATTTAGACAATCTTAAGAAAGAGGACTTCTTAGAGATGGCACAATACATACAACACTTAGAAGGATTATTAGATAAAGCAATTGAAAAGGAAAGAGAGTTGAAAGCTTATGCTGTTACTCTATCAACACAAAGAAATCAAGAGCATCAAAGGTATTTGCAAATGAAACAATTGTATGATAATAAAATAAATGTGGTAGATATTACACCTCAAAAAGCAACGATAGAAATACATAATAGCTTAATTAACCCTGAACAATACAGAGAAAAAAAACAATTTTAATATGAAAGTAGATAAGTTACAATCAGCCAATCAACCTGAAGGATGGTTTGAAAGAATTACAAATGAATGTAGTAAAGAATATCCAATACATTTAATGGATGATATTGATAGAGATGAATTAGTAATAGATGCCGGCTGTAATGTTGGTGGATTTGCTGAAGCTTGGAAGTGGAGATTTGGAAACTTCTTAGCCATTGATGCATCTTTATATAACATAGAGCAGTATCAATCACACCATCATCACCCAACATTACACAAAGCCCTTTATTCAGTAGATGGTGAAATAGTAAAGCTAAAGAAGTTTATTGCAAATCAAGGAGCTAATGATACCAATTCAGGCAACTTTAGTATAAGTGAACATATAACTGCTAAAGGTGAAGGGTGGATTAGCAAAGATTGGGAAGAAGTGCAAACAATATCTTTAGAAACGATTTTAAAAGGAATAGAGAGTGTTGGATTACTAAAGGTAGATATAGAAGGAGCTGAGTATGACTTTCTTTTAAATAAGGACTTGAGTAGCATTAAATGGATTACTGGAGAGTTTCATAACTTTTTAGGAAAGGAAAAGCAAGATGAGCTATTTAATTGGATTGGACAAACGCATGAAGAAGTCTATACGGAAGGAAATGGAATAGAAACACATTATCAAAAAGCATGGAAAAGAAAATAATATGAAACAAACAATAGAAATAGAAGTACCTAAAGATTGGAGTGCAGTATCACTTAAAGATTACTTAGCATTCCGAAAAGATATGGAAGCGTATAAGGATGAGCCTGAAGCTGTAATAGCTTGTATGTTTCATCACCTATGCCATTTCCCCGTACAATACTTACAATCGTTAGATATTGATACATACACAAAGGTAAGAGATGACTTATTCTCATTCATACAAAAGCTAGATTATCCACTACAAAGATTTGTGACAATAGAAGGAAAAGAATATGGATTTGAACCTGATTTATCTAAGATGAGCTATGGTGCTTATGTGGATATCTCAAAGTATCAATCAGTAGGTATAGATGAGAATTGGGCAGAAGTAATGAGTATCCTATATAGACCTGTAACACATAAGACTAAAACACTCTACGATATAGAGCCATATAAGGCTAATATAAATTCAGACCTGTTTATGGATGTACCAATGGATGTACATTTTGGAGCAGTTTTTTTTTTCAACAATTTACTAAAAGACTTGCTGAATTCTACCCTGAGCTCTTTGATAACGGAGAAAGCAATTCCTCACAACATCAAATCAATTTTGGAAGAAAATGGAAATCTTATTCATCGCTTATCCAATTGGCAGGGAACAACATCCTCAAAGTAGATGAGATAACTGACCAACCATTAGAGAAGTGTTTAATGTATCTTGCGTTTCAAGCTGATAGAAATGAATTAGAAGAACTGATGCATAGGGAAGCTATGAAAAAGATTGGATAGTAATATTTTTCTCTTTAGTTGTTAAATCTATAAAGAATTCAGATGCCGATATTAAAACCTGCACAACCACAAGCTCCACCTAAAGAACATCCTACTGTTGGGTATTACACACCAAGCAGAGACAATAGAGGAAGTGGTAGAGGAAAGAGTGGATGTTTATGTTTAAATCGTAATTACTATTCACTTAAATGCTGTCATGGTTATTTAGGTGAGCAAGGTATAGGATTAATATACGCAACTGGTTCAGTAAATCCATAGAATATGCCAACACCCGCTTACACAAGAAATATGAGAAAGTGGTCTGGAATTTACTTCGGACCAACAAGAGGTAGAGCAATACCACATAATAAGCGTAGAGCTTGTTTGTGTGATGATGCAGATACCTATTCAACCGATTGTTGTGAAGGGGCTTTAATAGGACAAGGCATAGGACAAACACAATCAGTAGCTGAACGTCAGGGTGCATTTAGTGATGGATTCTCACAAGGATTTGATATAAAACCAATTTAATAAAATGAGTCAATTAGATAAACAACAGTTATTAGTTGAGAACAACGCATCGTTTCCCAATAACAATATAGGTTATATTACGCCTGAGCTATTGAGAACTTTCAATGCCGATATGATTGAAAGCTTAACGCTTCAAACACAAACAAATGCTTTATCGGCATCTATTCAACAATTAGTAGCAAGTGGTAGTGGAGTTAAAGTAGCTGATAGTGGTAGTACATTAGGTACAGCAACTACATTATTCTTTACTGGAAGTGTTGGTGTAACTCTTAATAACGGAACAGCATCAGTTAATGTAATAGGACAATCAGGAACAAATGGTACTTCAGGTACATCAATCGTTCCAGCTAATACAAATGTGTGGGCATATAAGCAAGGATTTGCTCCATCAGTACCTGTTGGTGGATTTGATACAACAGGAGCAACATTAGATGGATTGACTGCAGTTTGGGTTAATGGTACAACAAACGGAGATAGCTATACACAATTATTTAGTTATTTGGCTGGTTTAGATACAACTGGAGATACATACGAAATACAATTAACAAATGTAAACAATAATACACAATTTGGTTTATACAAAGTGACAGCATCTAATTGGAATGGTAGTGTATTATATATAAGCGCATTATCATTCTTAGGTGGTACATCAACTGCTTTAACAGTAAATGGTAGTTACTATATATCATTTGTTTTAAATGGTTTAAATGGAACTTCAGGTACAAGTGGCACAAGTGGTAGTGGAGGTACATCAGGTACTTCGGGTATAAATGGAACAACAGGCACTGCAGGAAGTAGTGGGACTAGTGGATTAAGTGGAACGAATGGAACTGCCGGTTCATCTGGCACTTCAGGTGTAAGTGGTAGCTCAGGTTTGACTGGCACTTCAGGAACTTCTGGTACTTCAGGTATAAGTGGTACATCAGGCTTAAACGGAACTAATGGTTCAAACGGAACATCCGGCACATCAGGTATAAGTGGAACGAATGCATCGGCAGGAACTTCAGGAACATCTGGAGTAAGTGGAAGTTCAGGAAGTAGTGGAACAAGTGGCACAAGTGGGACTAGTGGTACATCAGGTGTTAGTGGCACAAATGGTAGCGGTGGAGTGAATGGCACATCAGGTACAAGCGGCACAAGCGGAGTGAGTGGCACAAATGGTACTGGAGGTACTTCGGGTACTTCTGGAACAAGCGGTGTAAGCGGTACAAGCGGTAGTGGTGGTGTTGATGGTACAAGCGGTACATCAGGTTATACTGGTGACAAGTATGTAACTACATCATCTACTTCTTTAACAATAGGATTAGGAACACAATCTCTTACGATAGGAACTGGATTAGCATATTCAGTAGCACAACAATGTTTAATAGCATATGATTCATTAAACTATATGCAAGGACCTGTAACATCATACAATCCAGCTAATGGAGCTATGGTTGTTAATGTGACAATGATATTAGGA